GAAGCGTTGAGTAGCCTGTATGAAGCGTGTATGAAAGCAGATGAACAAGGTGATTTGTCAGAATATGTTGATGGTTCAATTTTAGACAGAGCAAGTGATGCCCTGAAAGAGGTGAAGGAATGACGGATAACACATTATCAGACTATGATTTAATAGACCGGAGGAAAAAGGAAAGACAGAACGAGATTGACAAACTCCGTAGCGAGAATGAACGGTTGCAAGTAGATAATACAGAATTAAAATCACTTCTTTTGTGGGCGTTGGAGCATATCAATATACCTTTTTATCTTTTTGATGAAACTGACGAAAGAAACATCTGGTACAACAGAGTTACTGAGGTGACGAAATGACAGAGTTTACAGCGGATGAAATAAAAAAACTGAGAAGTTATTTGGAATTTTCACATGGTACATATATCGAAAAATATTTAGAACGTACCCTTGACGAAATCGAACGCCAACGTGATCTAATATCGGCATACGAAAACGACCTTGTGTTGTTGTCCGTGTACGGAAAATTAAAAAGGATTGAATCGGAAATTAAAGAAAGCAATGATTTATTACGTTCTGCTTTTATGATTGCTAAGCGAGATGGAAAAGAAACCAATTGGGAAGCCTGGCGGAAACAGCTTAACAATGCCCTTGAGCGACAACATGCAATGATGTATGGAGAGAAAGCCCAACAAGCCCTGAAAGAGGTGACGAAATGAAGGAAAAATTCTTACGTGTTTCAAAACCGTGTGTGGGTGGTGGTGGTTATCTAATCCCTATTCAAAGAAAAAATTGGATGGGATTGGTAATGAATGAATTCGATGGAATGATAAATGGTGGTGACTTGACCGTTGGTGAAGACTTGTTATTTAGAATCGAAGAACATGATGGGGAAGAATTTGATAATGCCCCTGAATTTATGGGATGGTGACGAAATGATTGAATTTACGAGTGAATGGATAGCTGAACAAAAAGAATTATTGAGCGGAGATTCGGCAGAAGATATTTTAGAATCCGCGTTAGAACACTACCCCGAAGCTCTTGACGAAATATCACGCCTGCAAACACGTGTCACTGAGTTGGAACAGGAACTAAAAAAGAATGTTGAATTTTATTTTGACGGAGAGAAAAATGAATAATGAAATATTAGATGACTGCAAACAGTTTGCTGATCGACATCGAGGAAAGTATAGATTATCCGGACCACATTGGTCAACGATTATTAGATTTACGCCTTTATTTGACGAAGCTGCGAGATTACAGCAAAGGGTTGACACACTTGAAGCGTATATTGGGGATTATTGTAAGCAACATGAAAAGAATAGCGATGGTGCAAAGCGTTGTCCGTTTTGCGGTGAGTTTCCTGACGTTTGGGATTACGAAAGTAATAAGGTTGTTGAATGTAAAAACGAAAGTTGCCCAATGTACTACGAATACAATGGAAGCATATTTTTAGATGTTTGGAATACCAGGAGCTGAAATGAAAATAACTAATATTGATACGCTTATTGAAGAATTTCGGAATGGCAGGAATGTCTGGTCACGAACTGTAATTGAGCTGGCAGTTAGAGAAATTGAGCGATTACGAAAAGAAAATCATAAATTGAAAGTGAGATTAGAAGCCAGCGAAAATGATCTCGTGTTGATAGAAGTTAATGAAATGTTGAAAAAGACTCAGGCGCGTGTGCAGGAGTTGGAGCATTATAAGCGCCTGAATGAAGAATGGGTACATGAAAAAGTTGAAGGACTAACCACACTTGAAGAAATTGAAAAAATGGCAGAGTTAGCTGAAAAACTTAGTAGAAAATATGCTAAAGAGTGGATACATTGTGGATGGTGTAAAGAAAAGTTTGAAACACGAGAGGAAGTAAAAGAACATTTGTTGATTTGCAAAAGTAACCCTCTTAATGAATACATACAAAGGTATGAAAAGCTAATTGTAAACTTATTTTCATTTCTCGAAAGAGACAGACTTGTAAGAGCACATGCGAAAGAAATGTCTGAGTTTATTCAAGAATATCGCAATATAAAAGCGAGGAAGAATGAAAATAAACGAGATCCTTGAAACGAAAGTGGAAGCAGAAAAAGATGATCGGGTTGTGCTGCTGACCTGTGAAACACCATACACGAACCCATGCCCGGAGTGTAATGGGATCGGGAACATCATGCAATTTGAAATTTCCGGCGGTCCATACGATACACCCAGTCAGCGCGGAGATAAGTGGCTGGATCTGGACGGTCGATCAGGCTGGTATCATGGGAAATTAATGACAGAACCATGCCCAAGCTGCGCAACGAGAGAGCGAGTCGATTACCTGAAAACAAAATCAGGGTTGACGGCAGCAGAATTTGAGATCAGGTTGTCAGACTTCAAAACATCTGGAGTAATGGCAGACAAGGCAGAAGCAAAACAAACAGTCGCAAAGTGGGCAGGCATGGGCGATAGCCTGGCAGGTTTCGCAACGCTGCATGGCAGCTATGGCGTAGGGAAAACCATGCTGGCCAAGTGTTTGGTCAGTGAGTTGATCCGCAATTCTGCTGCTGCTCACTATGTAATTGCCAGTGAAATGATCAACCAGATCCGCGAGAATTTTGGTGAATCCAATTCGATGGTAGCCGTACAAATGGCAGTCAAGTTGTGGAAAGGGTATAAAGTGTTGGTGCTGGATGAGTTTGATAAGTTGAGCATGAAAACCGAATGGACCCAGGAAGTAATCCACAGGCTGATCAATCACAGATACGAGTGGCGCAAGGATCTATTTACAATGCTGGTGATGAATACAGATCCAAAACAATTGCCGGAAGATTTTGGTTATCTTCAATCCCGGATATATGCCGGGCATATCGTACACGTAAAGGGGATAGATGTTAGGCCAGGTACAAAATGAACGTAGTTGATTTATATGGAATTGATTCAAGTTTGAAAAAACAAGTGGAGCTGACAAAAAAGATAATTGAGCGCATGGATATAATGATCGATGCCATGAAAAGGGATCTCAATATTAGTAATGAATCGGATAGGGAAATGTTATATACACCAAGCGGAAAGAAAGAATGGATCGGCATACCGGACAGCCTGGATGAAATGTTCGGCCGTGTATTTAGCACAGAGCGCGGACAAAAGGATTGGTTTATACCTGAATCAAACGATGATGATCTTGATCAGATGGATGCCTGCCTGGTGCGTAATGTAGCAAAGGCACAGCGAAAAACGATCTTGAAAATGGAGATCGAAATGGAAGCACTCCGCGCAATCATTGACGACATGAGAGGACAGATAAATGAGCAGTAATTTTACAGTAATATTTGGGATACTCGCAACGATCGCAGCGATATACCTGGGGATTGAGCGTATTGTATTATGGCTGCGAGATCAGGGATGGTTTAGATGAGCAACAAATACCACGCAATTAAAACAGAAGTAGACGGCATCAAGTTTGACTCAAAGAAAGAAGCTGCCAGGTATCAGGAATTAAAGATACTGGAGAGGGCCGGCATAATTAGCAGCCTGGAGATCCAGAAGAAATTTGAATTGAAGGTGAACGGATTCAAAGTGTGTGATTATTATGCGGATTTCTTTTATTACGACAATGAGAACGAAACAAGAGTGGTTGAGGATGTAAAGAGCAAGGCAACCAGGACCCCAGTATACAGGCTCAAAAAGAAATTGATGTTCGCCTGTCTGGGAATTGAAATAGTGGAGGTGTGAAGATGGCATGTGAATTTTGCGGAAACAAATCAGGTCGGACAGACGACCGGGGCAATTGTATATCTTGCGGCGGTCCCATTGAAAGACAGATGGGACATGAAGTAGATAATTTTCAATATGGTACGGGAATGGTAGTACATGGATCTATGAGCAGGATTGAAGCACTGGGATCTATAATAGCCTGGAGTTCTGCCGAGCCGGATGAAGGCGATATGATCTACCGTCGCGCAAAGGTTAAGTTATATGACGATCGCTTTGGTGGAATGATCCAGGTGGAATGATGGCAGAGATCGAAGCGTTATTCCCATGCGCGCGTGGATGGTTTGCAGGATGCTACAACCAACGCAGGAGAATGGAAGTTATTACCATGCGCGCGTGGATGGTTTGGCGTGATACATTATAGAACAAATAGAACAACCTTAAAGTTTTGTGCCTAGCCTATTGACTATTGTAATGATAGTCAGTACACTGTAAGCAGATCAAACAACTTGAAGGGAGTTGAAATGAAATTCAGAACAGTAAATCGCGGATGGCTGAAACGACAGGTAGAAAAAGGGAACGTGTTGATCAGATGCAGATTTTATCTGACAGATGATTATGCCTGGGACAATGCTAATAATGGTGGGCGGACAGATTGGATGCCAGCCAGGATCAAACATCCAAAGTACGAAGGTTATGTAAACGAGTATGGATACTTTCGCAGCAGATGTACTGACTCAGATCATTTGGATGGGTACATCAATCTTGATGAAGGCGATTTCTCTACAACGACAGGACGCGCATACAGGGATGTTGATGGCCAGGACAACCATATAAATTTTTCAATATTTTCAAACCTACTTTATGAATGCAAGATCGTGGAGGGATAAAATGAAATTCGGAAAAGCACAGCAAGTACAGGTATTTGAAGATGAAGGCTTACCCTTATTCGAGGGTAAGCCAGCGGAACCCAAGCCAAACAAAGGCAAGATGGTCAAGGGCGTCTGGGTTTCTTCTGTCTGGGATAACTGGATTGAAGCGGTCGTACCAGCACCGGAAGCGAAGCCGGCAGCTGCTCAACAAAGTTTATTTGGAGGGATGTAGAAATGAAAGCAGATCCGAAACCGTGTTGGAAAAGACAATATTGTGTAACGCATTGTGGATGCCAACTGTCTAACCCGTATGATGAGTCAACCAGGGAAGCCGGCGCAATGACGCGCCAATTTTATACCGGCCTTGATGAAGGCGTGAAGCAGTTCACAAAACAGATTAACGATTATTTGGATACCGGATGCGTTCAACTCTGGGAGCTGAACGAAAACAATAATACATGGTTTGAAATGGGCATGATCTATTTATAGGAGGTTTGGAAATGGCAGAACTAACAGACGATCACCCAGTGCTACATCAATTTATATCTAAGAAGGGATGTGTAAAATGAGTTGGATTTGTATCAGAGTAATGAGGTCGGACGATATGGATAAAGTGCAAGCATCTGCCGTGAGATTCGCCAAACGTCATGGCGTTACAGTGCAGGAGCATCAAACAGCGTGGTCAGCGGTCGAGGAATTTGCAAATTTTCAAGAGGATTTCTACGAGGATGGTGGCTACTACCGGAGATTGTGGGCGCGTTGCTTTGCGCGAGCAGTAGGCATCAAAAATGCTACAGGCGTGGCCTGGGGTACTATCGGATACGAATCGAAAGGAAATTAAAATGTCTCATAACAGGTTTAGGCTTAAAGTTAGTCATGTGATTGTGGTTTTGATGTGGGCGTTTATTATCTGGACACTCGTAAATTATTGGTTCGTTGAGGTGGTGCCGTGATGAATGAAAACATGATACCGCCAGGGCATAAAGTGATCAGGGCTAAATCTAAATCAATCCAGATCAGGGTCAATGTAATCTTATTGGATAAGATTGAGAACCAAGCGAGGGCAGAGGGGCGATCAAGATCCAATATGATTGTTAGGGCAATCGAATATTATTTGGACGCCAGCAAAAATGTTAAACCAGAGGATATCAGGAAAGATAATAGAAAGGAGATTGAGATGAAATACAATTTACAACAAGCAATGGAACTGACGGGCGCAGTAAACGAGGCGCAATTTAAAGAAGCTTTCTCAGGAAAAACAAAAGAGGAAGTAAACCAAGATCTAATTTATATGTTTGGAATTGAAGGCGATGATATCGAATTTGCTGAAGAAATTGTCATTTTGGTAAAAGAGATATAACAGAGCTGGCAAAGAAAGAAGAATTAGAATTAAGAAACAGAAAGAAGGGAGTTTGAAAATGTTTATTAGAATTACGCGCAGGATTGATCTTTCAGTTGATGTTGAGTTGGTTGGTGAGAATGGGCAGACTATAAGAGTTTATGATTTCTCCAGAGCAATGAGCGCAAGACAACCTATCAAGAATTTATTGGAAGTATTAAAGGATTTCCCCGTTGTTTGTTTGGAGGAATCAATTCAAATAACAAATGTGGATCTTGATCTTTTATTGAGTTGATTGAATAATCTAGAATACTTGCTATAATAACAGCAAGGCTAACAGATACCAGGTTTATATTAGCCTGGTATTTTTATTATTTCTAAGGGCATAAATTCATGGGTTTTACGCAGAAACAAAAGCTATTCATCAAATACTATGTCGATACGCTAAACGCTTCTAAGAGTGCGATTTTAGCAGGTTACAGCAAACGACAATCAGGTGATGAAAACTTGTCAAATCCTGACATTAGGGCTGAAATTGATAGGAAACTGAAAGAAAAACACATGACTCCCGAAGAAATAAAGGTGAGGATAAAAGAAATTGCATCAACTGATTTATCAGAATACATTAAGTTTGATCGCGGTCCAAGCGGAGAAGAAAAAACACCATACATTGACGTTGAAATGGTTATTGCAGACGGCAAGGGGTATCTAATAAAAGGAATAAAAAAGACAGTGGCCGGAACAGTTGTAGAATTTGATGATAGATTGCGCGCTCTTGAAATGATCGCAAAGGTTGAGTCAATGTTCAATGACAACAAACCGCAAGACATCAATGTCAGTGTCCAGGTGGATGGATTAGAAAATCTATTGAGTAAAGTTTATGGCAACGACAGCGACGATTAAGAATACAAAAGCGCTTGCCAAGTATATCGAGCAGGCGAATCTCGCAGGCATGCCAAAGGATCAAACCGAATCATTTATAAGATCGGGATATATAGCGCTGCCCAGGATGACATACTTCCACGCGGTCGCACGGGAAGCTGATCGCGACGGCGGACCAATAGAAATTGGGATGGGCGGCGCGCGTGGTCCAGGGAAATCACATGCTGCACTTGCTCAAATAGGGCTGGATGATTGCCAGAGATACCCGGGCGTAAAGTTTTTATTCCTCCGCAAGCTGGCCAAGTCTGCACAGGAATCATTTGAGGATCTCATTCAAAAACTATTCACCTACACCGAACACAATTACATACCATCACGCAATAAATTAGAGTTTCCAAACGGATCATCAATTGTATTAGGTGGGTTCAATAACGAAAGCGAGATCGATAAATATTTAGGGATTGAATATGATGGACTGGGATTAGAGGAAGCTACGCAGATCAGCAAAAGAAAATATGATATGTTGATGGGATCTATCAGAACATCAAAGCCGGGTTGGAGAGTGCGCAAATACTTAACAACAAACCCAGGCGGCATTGGTCACGCATGGTTTAAAGAGAAATTTGTCATGCCTCACAGGATGGGAACCGAACAGTTCACCAGGTTTATACCATCCACGTATAAAGACAATCCGTTCTTATCGCCTGACTATGTTTATTATCTGGAGAGTTTAGAGGGTGGACTGGGGAAAGCCTGGAGAGATGGTGACTGGGACGTATTTGAAGGCATGGCATTCCCACAATGGGATTATGAGCGGCACACCTGCGAACCGTTTCAGATCCCTACGCACTGGCCAAAGTGGCGCGCGGTTGACTGGGGTTATTCTGCACCATTCTGTGGACTATGGGCAGCGCGTAACCTGGACAATCAGCGGATCTTTGTTTATCGTGAGGTGTACGGTCCAGGATTTACAGACGTTCAACAGGCGCGCATGATCAGAGAGAACACAGCCACAGATGAAATGATCAAGGCATCATTCATGGACCCGGCTATGTGGTCACGTAACAGACAGGATAAGGACGGCAAAGTCTATTCAACAGCAGACACATATCAAGATGAAGGCATCTTCCCGAACAAAGCAGACAACGACAGGTTGAGCGGCAAAAGAAAAGTTGATCGTATGCTGGGCAATCTACCAGACGGAGATCCAGGCATCGTTATATTTCGCAATTGTAAGAATACAATCAGGACTATACCAGAATTAATCTATGATGCACACAGGCCAGAAGATGTTGACACCACGCAGGAAGATCACGCCTATGACGCATTGAGATATTTACTGACAGACATACAAGAAAAGAAGCAGCCACAGAAACAGCAGGCTAACCCATTTATGCAGCTAAAAGGATGGTAAGAAATGCCAGAGAAAAAAGAATTCAAAGATATACAATCATACACAGACGAGATCATAGCAGGATATGCAGAGCGCGACGCATTATACATTGATATTGAAGATGCCTACCTGCTGAATGAAGTTGACATGCCACAGAAAGACTGGGTAAAAATCAGCATGTCACCCGATGCAAGAAATAAAACCCTGGGCGCGGTCCGATTATTGACAGCAGCGGAACCAAAGTGGACAGCTCCCAGAGATAAAAACAAAGACACGCTGGAGGAAGAAATAGCATCGGATCTGGAGAAGGCAGCCGCCATGATGTGGACAGCAGCCGGAAGGATCAAGAAAACCCCATTACATTATTCGGCGGCGCTATCTGCTCTCCTTTATGGTGAAATTGACATTGCCATTATATCGGTCAATGAATTGATCAAGGCTGAAACAAACCCGGCGAAGAAGAACCGCCTAAAGAAGATCGCAAAAAAGACACCTATCATCTGGGAGGTGTTATCGCCTAAAGTATGCTATCCGGTATATGACACCTTCGGACTGGCTGCGCATGTGGTTTACAGGGAAATGAAGATCATCGACGTTGAGAACAGAATAGGACCGGCAGCAGTAGATCAGCTGCAAGGCAAGAATAAAACCGATGTGGTTGATTTCTACGAATATTGGGACGAAACATACCATGTGATATGGTTAGGCGGTCAGAGCGAACCTTTATTGATGGATGAACATAAACTTCCCATGATCCCGATTGCAAGCGCGATTGTAGAGGGCGGCGATCTATTTGAAGATGAGTACAAATGGCAGCCGTTTTTATATACGACAGTGAAAAGCAAGACGCACGCCAGATCATCATTGATTATGACTCTCATGTATTCAAACGCATTCGCAACCGGCGCAAATCCCGTGCTTGTTTATGAAACCGACGACATAGACAAACCGCTAACCGTAGACTATGACACCCCGGGCGGCGTATTGAAGATCAAGCGCGGTGAAAGTCTAGCACCATTGAAGCGTGAAGCCATCGATCAGAGTATGAAAGAGTTGTACCAGATCGCGCAGCAAAAGAGTGAGGAAAGCACACTGTATAGTCAAACCCTGGGCGAACCTTTGGGCGGTAATGCACCTTATTCAATGGTAGCTTTATTGTCACAGTCTGGCCGATTGCCATTGATCCCTTATCAGCGTATGATTTCAAGTGCCATAACAGATGCCATGATGAACGGCATCGACATATTGAGGACACAAGGGCATAGAAAATTCAAGGTGGGAACACAGGAAACCGGTATCGATCTGGATCTATCTATCGTGCCGGAAGATATTGAATTGAATGCTACATTGGATATTGAAATGCCGCAGGATGAATTCCAACAGGCGCGTATTGCAATGGAAGTAGTCAAGAATGGATTGTTATCCATTGAACGGGCAAGGGAAAGATACCTGAACATTGGGCAATCTGACAATGAAACCCGACAGATATACAAAGAAAAATATGTTGATTTCCTGGCTAATCTGGAGTTCCAACGCAAAGCACAGGAAGCACAGATGCAACAGCAAATGCAGCAGCAACAGATGATGCAGGGGCAGCAAGGTCAAATGATGCCACCACAAGGACCGCCACAGGGAATGCCGCCTGAAATGATGGGACAGATGCCACCACAAATGCCACCCGGTATGGAAGGACAGATGCCGCCAGATGAAATGATGGAAGGCATGGGAGGAATACCCGGAGGAATGCCACAACAGATGCCGGAACAACCACCAGGCATGAACCCGGAAGAAGGTTTACCGCCTGAATTACAAGGGGGTATATAATGCCATTCTCAATACTTGATCTTGACGATGCTATGTTAGAAGGCAAGGCGCAGATAGAGGACATCTTCAACGAAGCGCAGCAGGAATTTTATGGTCCCGTGCTGGATACAGAAATTGCGCAGATGTGGCAGGACATGCCCGACCAAATGAAGATGTTATTAAAACAGGTCAATCCCGAAGAAGTGAAAAGAGTTGATCGCAGGTTTGGAGGTAAATAAAATGGCAATCATGTTAGATGGTACGCAATTAATAAACACGACAGTAAAGCCGGCCAGCACAAAAGTGACATACAAGCCACCGACACAGACCAAAACGCCTAATAATAACTATTATCAGCAGCAGCAGAGGGCAGCACAATTGCAGGCAGAGCAAAGACGCAGGCAGGAAGAAGCAAGACGGGCAGCGGCAGCACAGCAGGCAGCGCAGAATGCCTACGCTCAACGGATGCAGGCACAGGCAGACGCATACAAGAAACAACAGCAAGCGATGATGCAAGCACAACAACAGGCGCAACAGCAACCAAAATTTAATTATAATCAGGCTATCAATCAGGGGTATGCACCTTACCAGATGCAGCAGCAGATCCAACCAGGCGCAACAATGAATATGTATAACCAGGCACAGCAGGCACAGAACGCATACGCGCAGAGATACCAACAGCAGGCGCAGCAGATGATCAGCAATTACAGAGTCAGCCAGATCGATAAGGCACCAGACCGATGGGCAACAGGATCGCAAGCAAATCAGTATATCAATAATTATCTGGCGTACAAGAAAAAGCAGGATGATGAATTGAGATTGCTCCGACAGATGGCATGGCAGAATGGACCGGCAGCGAATTTCTTCTTCGAAGGACTTGGTCCTCCGGTTCCTCCTGGATTCTATGACAAGCCGGCAGCACCTGATTACAGCGGTGGTGGTGGTGGTGGCTGGGGTGATTGGGGTGGCTACGGCGGTGGCGGTGGCTACGAAGCACGTCCTCCTGAATGGTGGGTTGAAATGGTCCAATGGAGAATCTAAACAGAGGATAATAAAATGCCAGAAGATGAAAAAAACGCTTACGAAAAATCGCAAGAGATCATCAAGCTACGTGAAGCAATTGGGCAGCAGGAACAGCGCGACAAAACATACGATTACGAAGCCGGCACAGTAACAACCAAGCCAAGCTGGCATATAAACTTACCGCGACCACAACAGACCTTGATCAATAAAAATATGGAGGGAAGATATCCTACATGGCAACACGATCAGGGTCCCTGGAATGCACCTGTAAAAATCGAAGGAATAAAACAACCACCACCTTACTGGAATCAGGCCAGCAGAATAGGACGGTATTATTTCGCGCTGCAATCATTACCGCCAGATGCGCCAATACCGGATTGGGTTGATAAAGAAGGCATTGAAGCTGCATATAATTACCTGAAAGAAACCAGACCAAATCAACACTGGACAAACTGGGGAGAGATTGACGAAAATGATCCGGTAAACTTGATCACATCTGGTATGCAGCCACCACCACCAAACATGATCCCTTCATGGGAGAGAGAAACATTACAAAAAAGATACGAAGCACTACATCCACCTGGAGAATATACACCAGATCCAGAAGCCAGGGATATGAGCGGATTCGATATGCTGCGCGAAACAGAATATAAAAATCTCCCGATCTGGAAGAAGGGCGCACAGGCATTAGCACCAGTCATTCAAGGTGGGTTTGCGCTTATGGGCGGCGCGTTCATGGGCGCAGGCGCAGGCGCATTGATTCCAGGTGGAGTCATACCTGGCGCGATTATAGGCGCAGTAGGTATGACAACCGGCAATATTATAGCAAGTAAGATCCAAAAGAAGATAGAAGCCGGAGAACAAATCACAGAAGAAGAACAGGATTTTCTCACCAGGTTTGCATATTTTGATTGGGCAGAGGAACAGGCAGAAAAGTTAGTCGGTCTGGTTGGGCAATCATTTGCAAGTTTGTACGCGCCTGAAAAATATGGGGATCTACACGAGATATTCGGGAGTTATGAAAACCTAAAAGCAGCCTATAACGCTGGGTCTATAATGTATGAATCAATGCTTTCTTCTACTACGCAGAAAGTAGTTGGATGGGAAGAAGATCAAGCAAATGCACTAAAACTTGAACAATTATTATACGCGGACGGATGGAAATCATTATTCAAAACCAGCTCCCCAGAATATAGACAGGAATTAGCCAGACAATTGGGCGCAGATCGATGGGAAGATATAACGCCTGATATGCTTTCAAGTTCTATGATTGGCATGGGTTATAAACAGCCACCCAAGCCAAAAGAAAAAGATTATGTAGTTGTTGGCGCAGTTATTACCGGCAACGAAGACATTATCACCAGACTGCCAGAAGGTGCTGGCGATGATCCGGTTGCGTACTTCATGAAACAAGCCAGGGATATGATTCAGAAGGGCGCAAGCGCAAATGATGTATACCTGGAATTAACACAGAAGTTTGGTTACTGGGGTCAGATGCGCGATTTAACTGGGTCACTGTTATTAGATCCGCTTGATCGGATTGGACCGGCAATAAATAAAACATTGAGTACAGCCGGAAAGATTACAGGCAGGGCAACAGGCAACACAACATTGACAGACGCATTTGCCAATACTCACAAATCACCGGTAGAAAATCTAAAATACTATGGCCAGTTAATACGATCGAAGCCACCAGAAGTAGCGGCGCAGTATTCAGCATTCAGCAGATGGGTTGCCGGGGTTGATGAAGCCGGCAGAACAAAGAATATGACGGCAGTAGAAAAACCTGGTCCACTGAATTTTCTGGCTGGATTGACACCAAAGGCGCGCGCTAATCACGTATTGCGTACATTTGTAGACGGATTGGGTTTATTGCTGGATGGAGAAACCTCGAAAGATGTATACGTAGGGATCATCAAAGCGATTGCCAACCTGAAACCGGGTGATGCAGTCATGGGCGCGGAAGGTCCAACCATGAAAATTATGGTTGGTGGTGAAATGGTTGATGCGAATGTTCCTGGCTGGTACATGAGTTCGGAAGCGCAGATGCTACCACAGGCATTAAAAGATTCAATGATTTCAGTAGATAATTTGATCGATGTATACGATCTGGCGCAGGGACAACGCATGAAAATAGAGCAGGCGGCCAGTTATCTTGGCATGATCCCGGAAGAATTTGTGGCAGCCGCGCATAAAAACAGCGAGAATGCAGAAAAACTATATAGAAAATACCTCCTGACCTTACAGGAATTGAGCGCAAGTGGAGATCCAACAGCAAAAAGTTTATTTGAATCTATCCAAAAAGCAGAACAAACCGCGATATTGAGCGGCGAACAGCTGAAAAAGATGGCAGATATGTTCTTTGGAGATAAAGGCGTACCATTCAATGAAGCCATCTTGAAGCTGCGCATATTGGAATCACTTGAAACCGAGATTGCTAAATGGGCAGTACAGAATTTCGGAGTGAAACCGGATAATGCCATATTGAGAATGACAGATGTGATCAAGAAATCACAGTCATTGCTATTGCTGGGATTGAATCCAACATACGCGATCAATAACGGATTGAATAACATGATCACATTAGCCTGGGATGGGTTATTACACCTGGGATATGAGTACAATCGCAAACAATACATGGATGATTTTGGATATATCCCTATAAAATATAAGCAGGGCGCAGGCGCGGCAGAGTTTGGCGATATGTACGTAGGTCAAATGGATATGTTTGGCATGAAAGCAAAGTCAGTGGGCATAGAGATCCACAAAGCCAGCCAGATAGCCAAAGATCAGATGAACTCATTCGACAGAGTGCTTGACAAATCAAGTGACCTGGTTGGAACGACAGACAAAATACAGATATTCGGAAGAATATCGCAGTCAATAGAGAAATACAGCTCCCAGATTGCCATTTCAAACGCAATTGCAGAGTATATGAACCGCGCAAACAGGGTGGGAAAGGGTATTCCAAAGATGAATGATGGTTTGCGTACCATGCTGGAAGAACATTCACCAGGATTATCCAAACGCGTAGAGAAAATGCTCGAAAGAAACGTATCAAAAGCTAAAATTGAGAAAACTATCTGGGGTGAAAGCGGTCCTGGTACTTCCATTCGTGATTTTCTTGATCCAGAGTCAACAGCAATGCTCGATCAGCTCGGAGTATTAAAAGAACTTGACGAAACCTTAACAAAAGCTACGAATAAAGACCAGATTTACCAGGCATTTCAAGGTATAACGAATAAATTACAGCAAGAAATCAATAATCAGGTCGTCAGGAACATGGACAAGATCATTCAGGACGTTTCTAACAAGTCTGGCATAGAAGGACCGCAAGGCGTACTGGATATTTACGACAACATAGTGCAATTACGTGTTGACGCATGGGAAAGACACATGGACTTCATGGAAAGAGTAGCCAATATGGCTAACATGAAGCGCGGCGTAGAGCGTTCATTGCTATGGAGTAATGGAAAAGCAGAAGCCGGCCGAAACTGGACAGGTCTTTTCAATATCGAAGGCGCGAAGTTGTTGGGTATGCTGACTGGTTTGGGATTGGATAGGAGTAAGCCGCTATACCTGGAATCATTCAAGATCATTGCCGATAATCAAATCTATTGGAATACTTTTTACAGCAAACAGCAGGATTTATGGATTCAATTTCAAGATGCCACCAGCAGCATGGAATGGAACGCGGAGAACTCAAAGGCATTATGGAACAAACTGAATGAGGATATAGCAGATTTATATCTGGATGCAGTCTTGAAAGAGGATACAGGACAGGCCAGGTTTGATCAAATCTTTGCTGATCTATACGAGAAACAATTTGCAGGCAGGGGCGTAGAAGCTGAAAAATGGCGAAATGCGGTGGGTTTACAGCGTCACAGGATGATACAGGCACAGATGCTATGGCGTACAGGGAAAATACCGGAAACCATCCTCAAATGGGGAGATTTACTGGGAACAGAAACAAAAGATGCCATCTTGAAACTAACCGGCGGCAATCCTATTCACACATTCAATCGTGCGACACGCGATAAACTGAACCCGATATTCTATAAAGAGATATATCGCACACTCATAAAAGATATGAGCATGGCTAGCAATCAGAATGCACCAGGAATGCCGGAAACACCTTCTCCAGTTGAAGGACCTCCAGGAGTTCCACCCACAACGCCACCTTCACCGGCAGGACAGGCAGCCGAAGCACCTACCACACCGCCACAAGGGGAAGGAATACCAGTATTTATCACACAGAAGATGCGCAGCGATCTAAAGGATCTCGGTTATTTGACCGAAGATATATCACAGATGCAGCCATCTGACGCATGGGATATTATCAATAATGGTACGCGTAAAGTAGAACCAACAACCGCAGAAACAGGCGATCTATTAGGCGAACAGCCAACCGAAGCACCTGCACCAAAGAAACAAGTATTCAATCAGGGTGAGCAGGAAATATGGAATATTGTAAACGAAAGTAAGCCTGATCTAAGCGCGATCGATGAAGCCGGAACAGTGAACCCGGATGCTAGATTGAACCTGATCAAGTACATCTTGAAGCATTCAGTATCAGCTAAAAAGAAAATGACAGTAGGCGCAGATGGTAAGTGGACATTACATTGGAAGGATGTAACGCCAGATGATTTACGCCAGGCAATCGCAATGGAGCAACAGGCGATTGATGCGCAGCCGTCCATGTTTGGCGAAGAAGTGCAGACGATTGAAACACAACCAATGACCGATGAAGAAATAGAGCAGGTCAACTTCATCACAAATGAACCTATTACGCCGGCAGCAAAGATCACACCTGAACAGCAAGCGCAGATTGACGCGCAAAGAAATTATGACTTCCTGGTCCAATTGAAAGAGGATCTTGAATTTCAAAAGAATACACTACAAGCAGAGTTGCCAAAAGTACAGGTTGGCAAAGAAGCTGCTGAACGCACACTGTTGAGCCATCTTGAACTAATAGGACAATCAGACAGATTCAATCATGTTCGATTAGTTTGGGAAGGGTTAGCAAGTGACTACGCCAGAAACAATCCTGGAAAGACACCTGCTGATTGGTACGAAACATTCTTCATAGGCAGGGGTGGTACATCCAGCGATGCAGCTGCATTGACACAATTAAGCTACAACTCCAGATTGATTTCAGAAGCCATTGATCATTTCGGGACCACACAGAATATACGCGAAGCCGGATTTATTATGCCGGATGGTACGTTATTGGATCTATCAGGCAGACGAAACAAAAGCGGTTATAAAAAAGTTGGAACAAGGTACATGGTTGAGAAGGGTCGTGATTATCTTTCTAATCAAAGAGCATTAGATCATAGAGAAGTAATCCAGTTTATTCCATATACAAAAGAAAAAAGTCTTTATGAAGATCGATTAGCACACTTCATGGCAGAAACAGGCGCAGTAAGGATCGATGCAAACTCACAGATCGTAGATGCAGCCAGTAAACTTACCAGAGAGCAGATCAGCGTAATCAAAGATTATTTTGACGAGTACACTCACTTCGATGTTACAGATCCAAAAACAGGTCAATTGATTGAAAGTATCAACCCGAACAATCGCAGCGAATTTGATGCAGCCATTCGGAAAATAAACGATAGATTCCAGCAAACATCCAGACAGCAGGAATTGAACCAGCTATACCAATATATGCAGCAGTCATTATTCCATGATGATGTATTGAAAAGCATTGAGCCGGCCAGAAAGAATAGCAAGTTGTGGCTGGTCACAAAAGAAGCCACAAAAATAAGATATGATCGGGCAAGGGCTGATCTGATCAAGCAATTACAGAACGAAGGCTACGATGGCGACCAGATAGATGGAATAATCAGGGGCGTTGATGCAGGCGATCTAAACCAATCAATAACAACAGACAACGGTTTCAGAAAATATATCTTCCATAGCAATATTACTGGAACAAATATGTGGTCGAAGCTGCGCATGTACGCGAATGAATATGTTCAGGCACAGTACGCGCATGACATTGACACCTATATGAGCAATAAAGGATTGACCGAGTATTCAGATACAGATATGTTTGAATATCTGGCATCCAAAAAGGGTGAGAAGTACGAACAATATTTATACCAGGATGATGTAGATAAAGCTGGATTGCCAAGAAAAATCCATGTGCCAGAAGAACTTCACAGATTTGCAACCATGCTACTACGATCAACCGATAAAGAAATACTATTCGAGTTGCACGAACAGCCTACCAGATTAGAGCGATTGCAATTACTGGTTGCGTTGAATAAACAAGATCCAGACAGAGCAAAGAGCATATACGAACAGGCAACAAAGAAGCAAGATTACTATCTGTGGCAGGAAGAAGAAATTACACCAGACCCAACAGGAAGCCTGATTAATTATTCTAAAGATGACATTGATTATGATCTCGCTTATCGTGCGCATACAGGAACAAGTTTCAGTCCAGAGCGCAGAGCGAATAGCGCGCGCGCTGATTATGTTCAACACATGCAAGCGGTTGAAAATCATTTTATGAAATACGCAACAACACCTGAATTGATTGATGCTATTTCAGCAGACCTATTGAGATACAAAGATGGGTATTTGAAAAGATACAATGACTATTTAGGAAGTCGCCAGGGTTTATATTCCAGCATGATTGCCGGACCTTCTAATTTCCCTGTATCTCGTATGAATAAAAAGAATGCAAGTGTTAATAATAAAATGACTGCCTTGCTTGAATATTCCAAAAAAGCACAATTGGCTATTGATAAGAAATATAACCCCAATACAAAAGCACCAATTATGTCAGGCGATGCAGACGCAATTGTAAAGTTACAGACAAAACTTGATGATGCGAAGTCATTACAAGAACGAATGGTCGCCGCTAATAAAATTGTTCGCAAAAATAATTTGACCAATGAACAGAAGATCGTAGAACTTGCCAAGATAAAAGGTATTTCAGAAAAAAGCGCAGCCAAATTATTAGAACCAGATTTCGCTAATAGATATGGTTTCGCGCCTTATCAATTACAGAATAACAATGCAGAGATAAAGAGATTATCGGATCGTATTTCGCAGCTTACAAAACTAAAAGCAAGAGATACGGTTGAATATACATTTGATGGTGGCAAGGTTGTTGAAAATACAGAAGCCGTAAGATTACAGATATTCTTTGATAGCAAGCCAGATGTAGAAATGCGAACCAAGCTAAAGAAGAACGGTTTCAAATGGGCGCCAAGTCAAAGCGCATGGCAACGTGTATTGAATAACAATGCAATTTACGCAGCCAGAAATATTCTTGACAACATCAAAAAGATTGAGCCGGAAACAACGGTAGTAGAGCCGAATGTTATTGATGGCGAATTTATTGAACCAACATTTAGTATGGATGAACCAGAAACAAAACCTCCAACCCCTATCAATCAACAACGCGGTTTCACACGCTGGACAGATGATGGATTAGCAGTCATGCACTTGTTTGAAACAGCAGACGTATCAACAATCGTACATGAAACCGTCCATGTGTACACGCCACAGATGAGTCAACGACATAGTGACCTGGTAAGAACATACATACAGGGATTGAAAGCAAGCGATCTGCCACAAAATCTACGTGACAAATTCAAGGTGGAAGATAACTGGAAAACTAATATCAATGAGGATTGGCATTTAGATCCATTGAACAACCCACTTGAAGCAGAGATATTAGCAACCGCATTTGAGCGATACAGGGCAGAAGGCAAAGCACCTATCCCAAGTCTTACAGAAGTATTCGTTGCATTCAAGAAATGGATGCTGGAAATCTACAAGAAGATTGCCGGCAGCAACATTGATATAAAGCTGGATAAAAATGTAAGACAGGTGTTCGATGAATGGATGGCAGGCGATAAACTTGATGAACTATCGAATGCTAGTACAAAACCTCCACTGGATTGGGCAGAGTACATCAAGCTAAAAGATACGATGAACGAGGAACGATTGTATATTGAAGCCGGCACAGTCAATGGCGTAAAGGTCAGTCCAGAATACATGGAAGTATTGAAACGTAATTATGAGAAGCACAAAGCCATCGTTGATGAACTGGATAAATTGTATGATAAGCCGGTTGGCAAGGACATATTGAAGCCGGAGAAACCTATTATCGATGGTAATGATGTGAAGTATCGTGAATATACAGGTATTATTCAAAAATCAGAATATGGTTATAGAACATTATTTTACCCTGAATGGAAAGGTAATGGCCAAGAAACCCAGTGGAGAAGTGGAAGTGGCGCGAAGCAACAAGCAGCGCAAGACTTTGCTAATATCATTGATAAAAATTCACCAAAGCCGGAGAATATTGAAGCATTCGAAACAGAATCTCCCGTCACCAAACTCCCAGATCCAGAACCACAGGAAACAATGTTCAGTGGCAAGAAACCAAGACAGGAAGGTTTCTTCGATGCGACCGGAGAAGATTTACCGCTATTGAGTGGCACAGCGCAGAGAGCGCAGGCAGATATATTTGCACCGCAGGAAGTTGCACCACAGGGCGCGCTATTCGATATGCGACAGCAATTACCTACCATTGAAGGCAGGGATGTAACCGGACAACAAGGTGCAGAAGGTACACCATTGTTTGGAGAACAGACTATTGAAACTTCTCCACAAACTAATATAATTGAATCAGGAGGTATTGATGCCACCCAAACAGAAGCAGGAAGAACCGGATTACCAGAGTCAGGAAGAACTGGAACTGGCGTTCAGTCTGGAGGAATTGACAGCAGACGTACTAGGGACGCTAGTGGACGACTTATCATCGCAAGAAGCGAAAGGACAAAAGCCGGTAATGCCGGGTTGGTTCCTCAAAACGTACTTGAACACCTAGCACCGCATCAAGCCGATGGGGTTGCAAAGGCAATTGAAGCATTCCAAAGTGATGTACCAAACAAGCGCGGATTTATTTTAGCGGATGGTACAGGCGCAGGTAAGACACGCCAAGAACTGGCCATAGCAAAAACATACGCAGATCAGGGCAGACCGGTAATCATCATTACTAAAGCCGAAGTGATCAAAGCAAACTGGAAAAAGAATACTTTCGCTGGATCTTTCAAGAATGATGCAGACACAATGGGAATGAAATTAGAATTATCTGCGTATCCTCCAGACGTTATTGAGCCAGGTAAAGTTTATCTTTCCACGTATGAACGTATGAAGAATTTCTATTATTCAGCCGGTATTGATGATGCAATCATAATCTTTGATGAAGCACACGCATTGAAAAATGCAGACAGCAAACGAGCGCAGGCAGGTATCGCGCTTACTAATCGGGCGCATGCAGTTGTGTACGCATCTGCTACACCGGCAGATAAACCACAGCACATTGATTACATGGCTAGAGCCAATATCTTTGAAGGCAAAGGCAGAGATCAGGCATACCGTGAATTAGGATTGACACAGCGAAAAATAAAAGTTGGCAAAGGCAGATACCAGAAAGAGATTGAAATCTGGGTAGTTGACTCCAGTGTTGGGTCCACAGAAGTTTACAAACGCATGGGACAATTGTTTGATCGCATGACAGAGAATGGCAATATGATCAAACGTGAGATCAGTATGGATGGTATCCCCGTTCAATTCAATAAACTTCCCATTGATGCAGCCGGTAAAGCAATTCTCCAGAAGATTGAAGATGCCTTCTCCGATGGTGGATCTCTCAATGGATTGAAAAAAGCATTGGTATTGATGCACCAAAGACGGCAGCAAGAACCAATGAAGATCCCTGTTGTAAAGAATATGGTCAAACAGGAATTGGACGCTGGTCGCCAGGTTGTTGTATTCTTATCGCGTGTCAATGACAGTGATGTAGTCAAGCGTATCAAAGTTGGCAGAGGTGAATTTGCCAACATTATCGAAGAAATAATACACAGCAGCGAAGGCACAGTAAAGACACTCAAAAAAGAACTTGAAGCAATGGGCATCAAAGACATTGCAGAATTACATGGTGGATCGAAAGAAGCTGCGCCAGACAGTATGGATAAATTCCAGACCGGCAAAGCGCGTGTCATGTTGGCTACATTGGAAAGTGGTGGGACCGGCATCAACCTGGACGATATTACAGGCGATGCACCACGCACCATTATATTTATGACAGCTCCATTCAGTGCAGTTGAAAACATTCAGGGCGCAGGTCGTGTCTGGAGAATGACAACCAAGAGCCAACCAAAGATCATGTATTTGTTTGGTGATACACCAACCGATCAATGGAATGCAGCCATCATCGCAGAGAAGATGAAAATGTTAGGCGCGACCGTTGAAGGCGAAGTAAGAAAACTGGATATACCAGACGACATAGACATGGATCTATACTTGCGCAATTTGCAGGAAGAATACGGAAACGAACCGCGCGCAGGCAAGTTATATCAGGAAGGTTTACAAAAAGAACCAAAAACATTTGCGCTGGATGCTAAACAAAACCGATATGAGTTTGAGTACAAAGTAGTATCTCTCAACGATCTGATCACTTCCCACACAGACGCATTTGGAGAGAACCCGAATTACCCACAGGAATTGCAGCCAAGATTACGAGGGCGCGCAGCCGGACAAGAACAAGTAAACATAATTGCACAAACATTAGATCCGGATGGGTATTTGGTTGATTTTCATACAACCGATCGGGGCGCACCTATTATTGGTAATGACCTGGTTGTTGAGTCTGGCAATGGTAGAACAATGGCATTGCGAAAAGCGAAAGCAATGTATCCGGAAAACTACGCAGCATACCAAGCAGCAGTAAAAATAGCCGCGCAAGAATATGGATTGAGTGTCGAAGGTATTGAAGATCCGGTATTAGTGAGAGAAAGAGTTACAGATGTTGATCGTCCAAAATTTACAGAGGATGCAAATGTAGATTCGTCAGCAGGCATGAGTAGTATTGAAAATGCGCGGAAAGATGCAAGGTTTATTACAGATGAACTACTGGCAGATTTCAATGTAGCAGAAAAACAAACAGTAGAGCAGGCATTGCGCAAAGTAGAAAATCAGGAATTGGTACGATCTTTCCTGGATCAACTACCAAAATCTGAAAAAGGAAAATTGGTTGACGCAAAGGGCGCATTAAGTATTGACGGCGCAGCACGTATAAAATATGCGATGATCTTGAAAATATACCCAGATGAATCAGGTATGAGATTACTGACCGCATTTGCAGAAAGCCTGGACGAAGGCACAACCAATTTACAGAAAGCACTTTACAACACATTAGGCGAAATGGCGATGCTGGAAGGCGCAGCCAGAACAGGTAAAGTACCAGCCGATCTTTCAATAGCAGAAGATATTTCAAAAGCAGTTGATGTTTACACCAGGCTACGTCAGGAAAATCTGAACGTTGAAGATTATCTCGGGCAGCAATCTTTGTTTGAAAAAGAACTGGATGATTTTCAATCTGAAATGTTGCGATTTATTTATAACAATCGCAGAAGTCCAAACAAACTAAAGCAGATGATCAGTGGATATATTCAAAGCGCAATGGACCAACCACCTGCCGGGCAAGAAACTATGTTTGGAACAAGACCAACCAAAGGAGAGATATTAGATGGAGTCACAAAGAAACTCGGACAAGAAACAGAATTTGGAAGAACAACCACAGTTGAAGAAGTTGCCACAGCTCCGGCCGCTGATCAGGTCGTGGACAGTGCCATTGAACAGCCTGCCACCCCAACCAGACCAGAGCCAGAAGAATCAATCGCAAGACCAGTCCAAGAGCCGGTTGAAGAAACAGAACAACCAGCAGTAGGCGCGCCATTCGGGACCGCAGACCAGGTTTCACCACCACCATACGATGAAATGTTGTATGAGGGATGGTTGAAAGAAATTCAGCCAGCACTGGATGATGCGCGTAACAAGATGATGGAAGCCGACATTCCAAGCAGAGAAAGTTTAGGCAGCCAGCTTACTAAAGAGAAACAAAAAGAATTGCGTAAATATCTGGGTCAGGTATATTCGGATCTTACCAATACCAAGATGGCAGCTATCCAATATGCAATGAGCCGGCGTGACTTTGCCTTGCATGATTACACAAAACGCACTGGTGCAGATGGAATTTTGAGTGGTTTATTCCCCTATCAATTCTGGTACACCAGGTCAGCTATCAATTGGTTTGCTCGTTTAGCTGCTAATCCAGGCATTCTGGCAGACTATTATCGCTTGACTACATTCGGACAACAACCAGAAGATAAAGAGGGTTATCCAACCAGGCTGAAAGGAAAGATTGCAATACCAGTTCCATTCCTGCCTGAATGGTTGGGCAAGTCAATTTATGTAGATCCATTCAAACAGATTTATCCATTCAGACAATTGGTATACCCATTCCAGCAGATGAAGGAACAAAACAATCTGCTCAATAGAAAAACAACAGGGTACATACAGCAGATGTTGGAAGATGGAGAGATCACAGAAGCGCAGGCATCCGAAGCAATGAACACTTTTAGTGGCGATGTTTGGGATAGTGCCATGAAAGAAGCGAAGGCAGCGTCAGCACTTGAATTTGAAAACCCACTGGATTACGCGACCGCATTGGTCAGCCCTTCCCTTCCGTTATCACTCGCTATCAATCTCTCTCCCTGGGGAAAGAAAGAAAAGATAAGCCAGTTACCGATTACCAGAACAATACAGGCAACAACATCCATGCTGGGTATTGGCGGCGCAAGAGGTGTGAATATAGAAGCTCCATTCAGGAGAGGGTTGGGAATAGACGAGGTTGATCAGTTTGAAGATTACCGGATCAATCGAGAATTATCCAATATGGTTGCAGATGGATTGGTAGATTACAAGACAGCCATAAAAGAAATGATCGACATGAAGGGAGCTAACTACGAAGCAGCAAAGATCAGAGTTGCAAAGCAGATGAATCCACGCGCGTTCTTCTCCAGTGTTGGATTAGACTTCTTCCCGGAGGGTGAGCAGGAAATGAGATCCATCGCAAATGAGTACGGCGATGCGCTTGATGCGTACTATGATGGTGGCGACAAACAGGCATTGACCAAGTTCTGGGATGAGTTCCCGGAATACGAAGCCAGAATTGCCAGCAATAATTCAACCGATCCAGAGAAATTGTTACGCACGTTCTTACGGTCCAGGATTTGGGAACAGTTCAACAACCTGAACAGTTATGAAAAACAGAATGCAATTGAAGCATTTGGCGATACATTTGAATTGTCTTTCCTGAATAAAGATACGCGCAATTATGACGACATTACTACTGAAACATACGCGTCATGGGCAAAGACATTGGGCGCTGAAATGCCAGAGAGTTACGAAGATGCCACAGAGATACCGGGCGCAAAGATACCAGAGGAAGCCAGTAATCTTTTATCCAGTTATTTGCAGGAAAGAGATCAGAAATTCCCCGGGATCAGTGATGTATTGAGTAAGCTATATAGCCTTGATGTTGACAGCCAGACAATCATGCGCAAGAACACACCAGTAATTGACGAATATCAAAACTGGAGAAACAAATTTATTGCCAACAACCCAGTGGTTGCAGAGTATTTGACAGGTGAGCAATCTGAATTGTACGGATTGCCGGCAGAGATCCAGGTTGCCGTTTACCAATATCGTGATCAGGTGAATGACTACTTCCCGAATATCTATGACACGCAATCAGCGTACTTCGATATTACGAACAGCAGCCAGAAAAAGAATTATTTGAAACAGCATCCAGAATTGACAGCCTACTGGGATTTCAGACGTGAGTACGCAGCAGCATACCCACAGGCAGCACCATATATTTTGAGCGATGAAAGCCTGGCGAAATATATTCTGGGAGAGGACAGATCGCCACAGACACAGGAAGTAAACATACCGGCAGAGCAAGATTTTGATCCTGCGCTATTGCGATTGTTAGCATCATACTATTACAACGGGCGCGAATTGCCATCGGGCGCGCGCGCAGAGTTGAATAGGTTGTGGAAGAATGCCGGATCTCCGGCAGGTTCGATGGAGAATTGGTTAAATGCTTACATCTGGCCAGTCCTCAAATAAAGTGATTGTATTATTAGTTAATTATTGTATAATCAAAGTTATGAACAACCAGGAGGTACTACAATGATAGAGCCTAAAAATCCTGCAACATTAGAGGAATCTCCGGCAGGCCAGCCGGAAGCCGCTAGTGCAATACAGGAAGTTGACAGTCAACCCAGACCACTTGACGAGAGTCGAGTTCAGGAAATTGTCAAAAAGTCCATGACAGAATCTATGAGCGAGTTTTATAAGCAACAGAAAAGTCAGATGGACAAGCAAGAAGCGCGGATCAAGAAAGAGGTTCAATCGCAGATCGAAAGTCTAAAGAAAATCGGTATTGACGTATCAGATGATATGGCAAAGAATATCGAAACAATCAAACGACAGGAGATCGTGACCGAATCTCAAAGCGATGGTTTACCGGATGATGCCGGCCAGCAGACACCGCCAGACCAATCAACTAAAGATCCCGTTATTCTAGCAGCCATGAGGGAAGTAGAAACGCTGGAGAAATCCTATGGGTTTGAGTTAGATCAAACAGATCCAGAAGCAGGCATGATTGACCATACCAGTCCTTTCAAGTTTACAAAGTCTTACGAAAAAGCAATGGAAGCGAAGAAAGAACGACTGGAAAGTGAAGGCAATTTGCCGGACAATCCTTTGGCGCAGATACCAACCGGCGTTGGTAGTGCTACACCTGGAAACAAACTAAACAATATGAGTATTGATGATGTCTGGGAACAGGCACGCAAATCCATGAGGAGATAAACTATGGCAGGAATAACTTTAGCCCAGCTTATTCAAGTGGCAAAAGACCCGATGAAAAAATACATCGGTATGCAATTGCTACGCGAAAGTAAGCTGCTCAACATTCTTCCTTTCGAGAATGTTACGGGCTTAAATGTGCAGGCGTATTGGTGGGAGAAGCTCCCAACAGGCGGCGCATTCCGTTCAATGAATGAGGGCTATTCTTCATACGAAGATGGCCAACTCGGCGACGGCAGCGAGTCTGTGTACGGTTTCGGCGGCGATGTCACTTTTGATACCGTCCTCGAAGCAATCAAAGATGTGATAGGCGATCCGGTCAAGATGCAGGTTGATGCAAGACTTCAATCAATGGCAATTACCTGGAACAACTATTTCGTCAATGGCGATGTGGCCACTGATCCGAAAGGTTTCAATGGTCTTAAGAAACGTGTTGCCGCAATGGATACCCGACAAACTATTTGGGCGGCCGGAAGTTCAGCAGCTCCAATGGACCCGACTGGTTCAGCAGCTTTGGCGCGCCGCTGGTTCAATATGTTCAACAAGGCTATTCGTTATACCAACAAGGGTAATGTCAGCGCGATTCTCATGAACGAGAATATGCAGATTGGCGTAGGCATTATCTTATCGTACATCCAGGGCGTAGGAAATTATTTGGCCGTCACGAAAGATCAGTACGGACGCGAAGAAGTTTCCTACAAGGGCATCCCCTTTGTAGATCCTGGATTGATGCAAGATCAGACAACTGAAATCATCCCTGAAACCGAAGTTGCTGGCGATGCCGGTGCTGATTCAACCAGTATCTATTTCGTTTCATTCAATACACAGAACGGCGTGTATGGTATTCAGCTCAACCAATTCAAAGCCTATGATCCATTGAACGGTGGAGAAATGGAAAGCAAACCTGCCAAACTGCGTCGCGTGGATTGGTGGAATGGAATTGCTTCATTCGGTCGTCACGGCATCACACGCATTCGCAACATTGAACGATTAGCCGACTGGACAGAAGGAGTATAACCATGAGTCACCCATTTGATGCAAATTTAATGTTCAAAACCGGTGCTGACCTGACCGCATCCGAATCAGCCGTAACCCTTACCATTTGGGGGCAGGTTGCAAAAGGTGCTGCGGTCCGTGTTGTAGTTGAAGATGCTTTTGGTGCAAACGACACCATGTTACCTGTTGTTCACCTTTCGCAAGATGGTACTAATTTCTACCAGTCCATCGAAGCACTGGAAGGCGCGACAAAGGTAAAAGGTGGTTATGAGTTTCTAATTCCATTTCCCGTTGCGGCCGGAAAGAATTATGTAAAACTCGAAAACCGCTTGACCGCTGCTTCAACCACATCATTGTTTGAAGATGTTTACGCCGGTATCATCCCCAATATTGGTCCAGGTTTCAACCGAAAATCTCATTGGGAATAGCATAAACTAACAATCGAGAGGGTGTGCGCACACCCTCTCTTACAAGGTGAATAATGGCAAACGTCCTCATTGGCGCGCCAACTACCAGGGATTTACCGGTTCCATACGTGAGATCACTTTGGACTACTTCAATCGAAGGATCAATCGCGTGGGATATTGTTTACGGGCAGTCTGTGGATGGTGGTCGCAATACACTTGTTGATCGTTTCTTAAACAACAAAGGCTACAAGGATTTTGATTATCTGCTCATGCACGATACAGATGCCACATGGGATGGCGCGGCTGTGCAGAGATTGATCGATCGGGACCTGCCGGTTGTCACGGGCATGATCTTCAAGAGATCCATACCAACCCTGCCTACCGCTGGAAAGTTTGTGAATATCAGTCCGGAAGGAAATTATATGTATTCCTTCAAAGACACCATCAATAAAATCAAAGACATAATTGATCGAGAAAAATTTATCATTGACGACATAAAGAACGAACAGACTCTTGATAAGCACGATGGCGATGTACTTGAAATTGATGGCGCAGGTGCGCATTTCATGTTGATACACAGGGAAGTATTGGAGAAGATTGGCAGTAATTGGTATCAATGCAGTAAACCAGGCGCAGGCGAGGATTATGATTTTTGTCGCAAGGTCCAGAAAGCCGGATACAAGATGTATGCAGATTTCAGCGTATTCACTGGCCATCACATTGGTGGCATGATCACGGTTGGATTAAGAGAGTTTGCCTACTACACAGACAATGAAAGGATCGCAACAGAATGGATAGCATAGCAAGAGAAACAGCAATATTTATGATCTATATCGTCTGGATCATTGCACTGGCATTCACATCGAATACAGGAAAGTATAAGAAATGATCACAGAATTATTGTTTGCTTTGTTGATTGGTTTATGCTTCGACCGCGCACAGATGGGGATCAGTCTGGCAAATTATGATTCACTTGCCAATGGGTTTGGTGTGATTGACATGACTGTAAGGAAAAAGATCAAAGCTCCAATGGCATATAGAATATTGGTTCCATACCTGGTCACATGGACAGAGAAATTATTGAAAACAGATCCAGAATACAGAATGTTTATCTACCAGGCGTATAAAGCATTCTTCGTTGTACTGGCAGCTTGGTCAGTCATTCATGTGTTTGGCATCATGGCCGCGCTGATTACATTCATTATGATTTTAGCGACCGTCCAGTATGACTACTGGGATTGGGCAATTGAATTAGCAGCGGTTGTTCTGGCAGCCGGAGGATTATTTGTTCCGGCATTATTGGTGGGGATCTTGTTCGCCTTCTCCAGAGAAACATCATTGATTACAGGGTTTGTTTATCTGGTGGCCACAGGTGATTGGTACGGCGCATTGATTATCACAGCAATTATTGGAATGATTTTATTCAGTGTAAGAACATTTATTGGTAAGCGCGAATTATATTGCGATCGTTTCATGTGGAAATACAATCTGGGATTGTATAAGAATTTCTTCAAGTGGAAACCATTTCTTTATTCGCCATTATTCGTGAGTTCTGCTATCACGATTGGAACCGTATTGAGTGTTTTGATCATGCCGAAATATTTTCCGGTATTGGTCTTATTGTTAGCTGGATGGATTTTAGCGAAAGCAGATGAGCCTAGAATTTTTTCAGCGTGTATTCCATTTATTGCAGTATTGATTGGAGCAAGCCTATGATATATGTCTATGGTTGTAATGATAAAAATCATCCCACTGTTGAAGTATCTCATGGAATGAAGGAGGTGATCAATCTCTCCTGTTCGGTATGTGATCAGCCAATGCACAAAATACCGCAGGCTTTCAATGCGCACTTCCCCAATGCTGATAGCGGAATACGCAATGCAAAAGAAATCACAAGTTATTTGAAAGAGAAACGCAATAAAAACAAAGCCAGGGTAGAAGCTGGCGAATATTCAAGACGTAAAGCACAGGAAGGAATAAGATAATGGCTACTAATTTAGAACTGCAAAAAACAATCCGCGAGAAAGATGCGGAAATCGAAAAGCTCAATAAACAGATTGAGAAGATCCAGAAAGAAAAACTGGAAGCAGAGGACCAGGTTGTTGAAAGCCGGACTGGTTTATCTGGCTACATTGTGACCACAAAGAATAAAACATTTGGCGGCGTGACGTATGCCAATGGACGTGGTGTTCAATTTCGCAGAGGACGCGCAATTGTTTTAGATGGACCAGAAGCTCCTGCGATTGTGAATATCCTGCGTAATGATTTTGGTTATGATGTTACGCACTCAAAAAATTTGCAAGAGATTCCAGAAGCCGAAGCCGCAATGAAAAAAGAATTTGTTGAAATGTTGCGATAAGGAGAATTGAAATGGCAAAAACCAAAAAAGCAGTTGACTACAAAAAGAAATATTTGTTTGTATTGGATCTGTTGAAGAAGTTATTACGCAAAGATGTTCCAGTTAGCGATCTTGCTAACATCATCAAGCGTTTAGAAAGCGAGGAATAATATGTTGAAACAACACACATTTGTAATCGCAGCCAGTGGCACTACCAGCAATGCTATTGATCTTATGGGTCGCGCTCCATGTAAATGGAGTATCCCTGCCATGACCGGTACTTCTCTTGCTCTCCAGGAAAAGAACGAAGCCGGTGATTGGGTTGTGGTTTACGATGATTCAGAAACCGCAGTCACATTGACCGCAGCCGCAGCCGCACGGGTGAAACATACACTTCCTGGTACTCTCCATCTTACCGGTGAGATCCGGCTTGTATCCAATGACACAGAGGTTGCTGCTCGTACCATCTATGCCTATTCTGATTCCTTCACAGATTAACTGAAAGGTAGGTTATTATGCCGACAAGGACAATATCAGGAACAATACTCAAACCGGATGGTACTGCGTGGGAGGGTGGCGTTGTAAAGTTTAGACTCGTCAGACCATTTACAACATCGTCAGAGTTATACCCGACCACGACACACAGTGAAACACTTGATAGCAATGGAGAATTTTCAACCGAGATTGGTGTTCCTGATACTGGAACGGCGCAATATGTAGTCACTACACCAGACAAGAATACCTACAAGTTAAATATTTCAGATGGTGCGGCGGTCACACTGGAAACATTGATTGATCTTGAAACAATACCTGGCGATACAAATGAAACACTTGCGATCATCAATGCGCTCACAAAACTGGCGATCAAAAGTGTTGATGATGATTATTCGATTCTTTCGACAGACGAATACATCCGATGTGACGGTACATTCACAGTGACACTACCAGCGACAACCGGAAGCGGTGATGTGTATTTTATCGCCAATGTTGGGACGGGAACTATAACAGTGGCGGTGACGGGTTCGGACACGATAAATGGGACAACGCCATTGACAATCCCAACCATGACGATTGCTTGGTATTGTGACGCTGTGGCTGGCAACTGGGACTCGAATTGGTAAGGAGGATGGATGAATAAGAAAAGATTATTGACGGTGATGGGGGGGAGTAAGAACACTACTCCTCCTGCTCCTGTCTATGACAAGATGGTCACTATGTGGTTGCAGCCAGAGGATATGATTACCAAAGCGCAGATAGACACCATAATTTCTTTCTCTGTTGCTCATCATATTACAGATTTGTTTGGAGCTACCACAGACTGGAATGCAAATCCTAAGACTACTTTGGGTGCGTCAACTTTGGGAAGAGAGACAGCTTACAGAGCAGATGGGAAATTGCCATTCACTTACCTATTAGAGCAAGCAACCGCAAACAATATAAAGGTTCATGCCTGGGCAGTAATACATTTCTTCTATCATTGGGGCGGTGCTTCTGCTCAATTGCTATCACCATTAGCCGATAATGGTACTAATCACGATACCAGTAATGGTGGCAGTTGTCTGAACTTTGCCACTAAAGCAACCAGAGACACAGTCACAGATTTCCTGGCTGACTTTGCTACACAAAATCCAGGGATCACATCAATCAATCTTGATTACATTAGAACTGATGCCGTTGTCACTGGTATCTCTGGCGCAAACGTCACATCTTTTGTGTCAGAACTAAAAGCAAAAACAGCAACATCAATTTCAATATGTTCTCTCGCTAGTAAGTATGCTATCAATTCACATAAACAAGATGCTGTCGCCTGGGTGCGTGATGGGTACGCAGACATGATCACCGCTATGGGTTATCAATATCCTTTCAGTCTCAAGTGGGATTATTTTAGTACCTATGATTGGGAATCAAATCCAACTAAAAAATTAGTTTGGGGTATAGGCGCTCAATCAAAAATGCAACGTCCATCTGATTTTGGTTTTCAAATAAAAAAGTACAACGATTATGGTTTCAAAAGATTTGCAGTATTTAGCTGGGCGGATGATCTGAAAGACAATTCTGGATTTCAATCCCCATTAGATAACTTTGCTGCTGGTACACTGAACCCAATAATGGGTGCAGTCACAAAAGTAGTAGTAAACGGTAACACTTCCATAATTTTGACCATAGGTGGAACAGCTTACACAACAACTAATGCAAGTGTATCTGCATATACCGACCAGGGGACTTTAAAAGCTGCTATAGAATCCGTTCAAGGAGCTAGACCGTTTATTTATTATATGAGAAAAGTAGCTGGATATATAGCCGTAATGATTGGAGAGTACGAACCATGAGTGTCATATTTGATACAACGTTTGAAGATAATCATCTTTACCAATACCCTGTTACCAATGGATTTCACGCCGTCTACATAGATGGCGGAGAGATAGAGGTCAATACTTATGCAAAAAAGGGTGGTAGTTACGGATGTCAGATAACCCCTGCTATTTACAGTAAGACTTGTGGTCTACAATATACAGAACCACTGACCAGATTTAGACAGAGATTCTGGGTACACCCAAACACTTTATCCCTAACAGAAAATCAGAGCATGTATCTTGCAAGGAATTATCATAGCGATAGTAGTCGTATTATGTACGCTATTGCATTGAAGAATGAAGGTGGTGATTTAAATATTTGGACAGCATTAGCAGACAATTCTCAGACACTAACTGCTTATTCGGGCAATGTAGTCATAAGCAAAACGGCATGGACAATGGTAGAAACGGATTGGAAGGCTGGAACGCCAGGATTTTTAAATCTGTATATCAATGGCACATATCAGAAAGCCTTGAGTGCAAATAACTCAAACAATACAATCATCTACCCTGCTCTCGGAGTTCCCCACTATCACTTGGCAGCAATCTCTGGTGCATTTTATATTGATGATTGGAAAGCTAATGATGATGGTAGTAGTATAGGCGCATAAAAATAAAAAGACGGGAAGTTTTCATTTTCCGGAAAAACTTATAAGAGGAATTTATGGTTACATTAGAATATGCTATGATGATGCTTGAAATTTACGAAGAAGATGAACCGCTGAACATTGAGGCGATAAGGCATTATCGGGAAAACAGAAAGGAATCTAAATGACATTCTATGAATTGATACGAAGTGTAGCAAAACAATTGATGGAAGCGCGATCGAGCGCAGCAACCGGCGGCAGCACAACTACATTAGTTGATGCACTTCTGGATGCGCCTAATGATTATTACAATGGCGGTCTGTTGTTTGTGGATCATGCCACTCCCGTAATCAACAAGATCACAGACTGGGCAAGCGCGACATTTACTTTCACTTTCGCAACCAGTACGGCAGTCACGGCAACCACGAAATATACAGTGGTCAATGAAAGATTTCCGCTGGACGTAATCAAGAATGCAATCAATCAATGCCTGGTGGAAGATGTTGGCGCGATTATGATGGTGGACGAATCAATTGTTGCCGAAGATGATACCGAAAGATATGCGCTTCCCGATGGTGTATACGATGTGCGCAGGGTTGAGATCGGAACCGAAGATGAAACCTGGAATGTAAATTATTCATGGCAGGAAGAATTGGGAGAATTGCGATTCTTGAATGACAAACCATCCGAAGGAGAAACCATTCGTGTTCACTATGTAGCAACACATGAAGAATTGATCGATCTGGATGATGTACTGGATGATCGATTGAATGTAGATATGATCGTGCATGCAGCCTGTGTTCACGCATTGCAATGGAGAATTACAAAGGTGAGAGAGAATGAACCAGGGTTGAAAGATAAACTGGCATTCCATGAATTGAAAGCAGCATTCGCAAAGTCACGCATGGGTAATCGATTATTGAATAGAGATCCAATTCATTCGAGGTTATAAATTATGGCAAACAGAATAAACGCAGAGCCGGCAGTCGCAAAGAAAACTCACTATGTATCATTTGAGCAGGGTGATACAAAGTTAGGGTTGGTATTATGCAACGGCAGAGGTGAGCCGGATAGCAGAGCGTTACAACTGGGCAAGATGCCTACCAGGGCATTACAGTTTTCGCAGGGAGATCCAGATTATTCTGATATGGAGCTGCCATATACCCCGATCACGCAGAAAGACTGGTCAGGTGGTCGTGGTCAGGAAGATTTTGAAAAGGACAAAACCAGGTATTCAGACAGCCAGAACATTGATGCTATGTACGGCGATATAATATTGGGTCCGAAGGCAACGGAAGTTACATTGGCGCCAACAGCAGATTTAGTAAATGCGCAGCAAGATAGCGAGAGAATACCAAACCCATTTACGTGTAATGTAAGGAAAACATTCTCTATTATTCCAATACTTCCATCATGGAGCGAATCAGCACTTTATATGAGGTTGGGACAAACTTATTATAAAGGAATAATGTATGATGGTTATGTTTCAGGACAGACAAGAGCAACAAGATTTAAATGGACACCAGCAAGTAATTTAAAAAAAGTAAAACTTTGGCTTGCCGGAACTAACAGTGTGACAATAAGAATATTCAAATATCCAACAGTTGATGTTTCGACGCCAGAAGATAAAATAGCAATATTGAAAGCGGTTGAAACAGGTGAAAATGATTCTACTTATGGAATTTCAGGATGTACTCAGCAGACGTTTAGTATTGTTGAAAGCAGCACATTGACAGAGTATGAGTTTGATTTTCCGTATGTAATGGTACAAAATGAATACTATGTGTTGGTTGTAAAAAGCAATAAACAGATGAACCAGCCACAAGCGTCCCGATTTACTTTAGAGTTTTTGGTTGGCACTAATAACACAGCCAGTTCATTGGAGTATATTGGCGCAACAGGATTAATACAATTATCAGCGAATGAAGTAACATGGTCAGAAGCTCAAGAAAGCCCAAGTTGGCATTCAAGTATAAAAACTTCTTCCGGTGATAGTTTGGCTTACACATTGGTTCCAGAACAATCTTCTCCTGGTTCAGCTTACTTCTTTACTCTCCGCAATACTAAATTTATGATCACTTCTCCGACTGACGGAAGCGCACCAAAATTGTATATGGAAGGCTATCACGGATTTTCAGATGGTAGTAACAGCGCAGATAAATCAAAAATAATGGCCAGGAATATTGGTTCAGAAGCGGTTGGCGCAATCGTAAAGATTGTAGGTGGTGATGGATCTACCGAGCGTGTACGATGGCGCACGATTACAAGTGTTGTGACCGGGGCTGCCGGCTATTGTGTTGTGGATACTCCCTGGAATTTCACGCACAGTGACAACACAGAGTACGCGATCTATGGGACCGGACAATGGACAGAAATAACAGGTCATGGACTGACAGCGGCTATCACAGATGTATGCGTACACAATGACATAGTTTACTTTGCGCAGTTAGGTCAATTTATAAGGCGCACGAAACCTCTCACAACCGCAGGTACGCCTGATACATGGTCACTCAAAACCCCATTCGTGGCAGAAAACACCTATGCTACATTTCTTGAAGTGATCCAGAATGAAGAAGGTGTAAAGAAAATATGGCGTGGCAATGCAACATCATCAACCGTTTCCAGTTCAGACCTGGCAGCATGGCATGATTCAAATCCAATTCTTTCGTGGAGTGACGATATTGTTTGTGGCAATCCTTCTTATCGCATCAATGGTCTGGTTGCCTATGGCACACCGCGTATTCCATTCGTGTTGAAAGAGGACGGGTTTGGATCTATCTCGAATGGTATTTATGACCAGATCCCTTTGAATGAATTTGCAGCGGTCGCGGATGATAACAATGGTCACGCCAATTTGCAGCGTGGAGTTTATCTTTACCTGTCTATGCTGAATGGACTGGAGAGATACTATGAGGGCAGGCTGGACGACATGGGACCTAACCGCGATCTTGGATTGCCGAATAATCGCAATGGGCAAATCAGCAGCTTGCTTGCTTATCCTGGCAGAATGTATGCAGCTATCGATCATCCAACCGGATACAGCGCAATCCTTTTATATAATGAAATTGGTTGGCATGAGATTTATAGATCCGCATTGGGTGCGCGCATTCATAACATGGATGTGCAGGTGCTTGATGGCGATCAATGTGATCGATTGTGGATTGCACAAGAAGGCTCTATTTCATGGATACCGGTCGCGATTGACCCAAAGAAACAAGACGACTATTCATACAGCTCCACAGGAAGCATTGAAACAGCCTGGATCAACGGTAATTTTAAAGAGATCAAGAAGTTCTTCTCCAGCATCGTAATATACAGCGAAAACCTTACGGCCAGTGAGCAGTATGTCAGGATTTCTTATAAACTGGATGATGATGATAATGACTGGACAGAGATTGACGAAGATGTTGACGAAAGTCCGTCACAGGAAGTTGAATTTCCAAACCATGCCGTCTATGGCAAGCGCATCAAGATCAAGTTGACACTGTACACAACGAGCAGCCTTGAATCACCACGCATCCGGGCGATTACATTGAAGCCGGTCACCAGATTACCGATCAAGGATTCATGGACCTTCACTTACAGAATTGACGACAACCTGTTTGATATGCAGGGTGCGCAATCAACACTGACAGCAGCAGAGTTATACGCGCAGATCAAAACCTGGGCGAGCAGCGAAGATACGCCAGCTCCCCTACTCATGCGCGCACCACACACCATCTTTGATAACAAGTATGTATTCATTGAGCCTGAAAGCCTGCGACCTATTCAATGGGTCACAGATGATAAGACAGAACAGTTGATTGCTATCGGGCAGCTTACGGTATTTGAAGGATAACTATGGCGAGAATACCTGGTCCAGCAAAAATAAGAGAGCCGGAAATTCAATTAGACCTGGTGCATGGCAGAATGCCAGACAGTAAGAATGAATATTTTGTGGCACTGGCACTGGATAAACTGGGATACGAATACCACTTTCAAAAATTACTGGGCATGGCAGGGATCAGAGGATCACAGATCATAGACTTCCTTGTCTTTGTGGGCGCATCGCCAAAGGCCGTCTTTGTGCAGGGAGAATACTGGCACAACAAAAAGACAGAGAGCGAGGACACCATCAAGCACGCGATTGCAGCACAGGTGTATGGCGCAGGTAATGTTGTTGATCTCATGGGTGAAGAAACAGACACGCCAGAGAAAGCATTCAAGGCAGTAAAGGAAAAGATATGAGCGACCAGAAGTTGAGAGAGCTGGAAGAACGCATACTGAAACTTGAAAAAAAGCAGGCAGAAATTTATCGATCGCGCAAAGGATTGATCGTTGAGCCGGCCTTGAATATCTTGGGACAGAATACGAAAATCAATGGAGACCTGGAAGTCAACGGAAATATTACTTTGAATAGTTATCTAGTTGGACAGTGGCAGGATTGGACGCCTACGGTGACGGGATGGTCGAGCGAAACATTAAAGTTGATGCGATATGCTGCTATTGGAAAAGTATGTTTTGTAAATGTCAGATTAGATGGTACATCAAATTCTACTGATTTTTATTCCGATTTGCCATTTACTGCTGCGAGTTTTGGTAGTCAGTTTGCATATTTTGGCAACGCAATAGCGATTGATAATGGAAGTGTAAAAACTTCTCCAGGTTCTTTTAGAATAACTCCGAATGCTGCTTCTGTTTATTATTTTCCAAATATTGTTGGTGGGTATTGGACACCGTCGGGAAGAAAATTAATAAGCGGTTTGTTTTTCTATGAAGCTGAATAACTACCCAGATTCGACTTACGTTATCTGGACTTGGTCACGGATGATTGCAAAGACGCTGGAGATATGGAGAAATGATGAAAGTGAGGAAAAATGAGCAGAACTAGATTACCAAAAGGCAAGGGTTGGTTTATATGGGTGGTTACTCAAACAATGGGTGGCAATCCGGCGGCGATCGCTGCTGCTGCAAAAGCAGCCGGCATCGGTCATATATTCTGGCATATCCATGATGGATATTTATCAGAAACAAGGGTGCCGGGCGGCGCGGATCTTACCCCATTCATAGCAGCCATGAAAGCGGTTGGTATTGAAAGCTGGGGTTGGGGCGCAGTTTACCGGACAACCTGGTCACAGGGTTGCGATCGCGTGATTGAAGCCATGCGCAAACACCCGGATCTGGTTGGTTATATTCTGGATGCGGAAGCTCCCATCAAAGGATCTCCAGCAGAAGCGGCAGCATTAATGAATAAGCTGCGGTATTTTCTTCCGAACATGCCAATCGGTTTATCTTCATACCGGTTTCCACGCTATCATCCGGATCTCCCCTGGGCAGAGTTCAGGTCCAAATGTGATTTCGATATTCCCCAGGTGTACTGGGAACAGAATACAGCCGACAGCGCAGGTGCAAATCAATTGCAGGCCAGCTATGACGAGTTCAAAAACATGACACCAAAGTTGCCGTTTGTTGCCACTGGATCTGCGTACAAAGCCGGAGGATGGCAGCCAACACCAAAGCAGGTGCAGGGATTTTTAGAGCAAGGAAAGAAGATGGGCTTATCTGGCGTAGATTTCTGGGTTTGGTATCACACACAACTGTACTTGCCAGAAGTGTATAATACTATTATGAATTTCAAATGGGACGTAACACCAGAACAGCCGGAACCAGACCTTGAAGGCAAGGTTGATAAACTGTGGGCTGCTCACCCGGAGCTGCATTAATGAATAATATCTACGTAGTTATTGGAGCGATCATAATAGTATTGATTATTATGTCAAGTTTGCTACTTTATTCTGCTATCAAAGTTGGGAAAGACAGCGATAGAATGCGGCAAGGTTATTTTGAGAAATTAGAAAAGGAGAAAAAAAATGATTCCATCGATTAGTTTCACCCCTGAATTTCTGGCAATGATTGCCGGAGTAGTTTTATCGTTATTGTTTTCGTATGTGCCAAAGCTGAATACCTGGTATGCTGCATTGGCAACCGAGATCAAACAATTGATCATGTTGGGATTGATGTTGGTCAGTACGGGTGCGATCTTCGCGCTAGGTTGTGGTGGAATTATTCCAATCAATGACTTCGCCTGTGATCAGAACACAGCCGTCTATTTTATATACACGTTCATACTTGCATTAGTAGCAAATCAAGGGACCTACAAAATTACTCCGCAAACAATAGCGGTCAGGCAGGCCAAAGAACCAACGTTTAATTATCCTGGTCAGATTACATAACGTGCTAGAATTTGCATCTTACTCGAACTTAATACTTTCTTTTATCGGTGCTGCTTTATACATCCGTAATGGAATACGGTGTCAAACCAGGCATTGGAAGATTTATAAATTTATGACAGCGGCCAACCTTCTTATTATCGCGACGGTTTATTTCCTGTTCATTATAAAAGTCAATGTCGATCCCATAGTAATACGGCTGAACACTACGCTTATAATCTTGCTGATTATAACCAATGCTATATTAGGAAGGTCGAGGTATGGAAAACGGTACTGATAATATTGTAAGTTATATCCTGTTGATTGCCGGCGCGATGGGTACTCTATTGACGACCATCTATGGTATTATCCGCGCCAATAAAGAGCAGAGCACCAAGAGCGAATTGGATAAAGCCAACCAGGCAATCCTGGCAGAAGAAAAGAAAGTTGAGATCACGGATAAGATCACAGCCGTGTATGATCGTATCATCGACGAGATGAATGAGAAGTTTGAAGAACGGGATAAAGAGATCCACAAGTTGCGAGAGGATCTCAACATTGCCATCAAGTTGAATCGATCATACGAAAAAAAGATTTACACATTACAGAGAGCCGGCATGACATTGATCAATGCGTTTGAAGCAGCCTTCAAGACCAGGGAGAAACGATTGGTTGAAGATCCTGAACGCTGCGCAGAATGCAATGGAGCAGATGAAGCCGTGCTGAAGATCCTGAACGAGTACAAAGTATTATTTCAGAATGGCAATGGTGATTGACAAATAAAATTCCTTTGCTACAATGAAGGTGTCATTTCATTTCGTTGTAAATCTTTTCCTCACAAACCTGGGACCCCCTTCTCCCAGGTACAAAAATCTCCTGATACGCATGGAGATTTTTGTTTTATATTGCCTATTGACAATTGGTTACTATTTGTTACAATATGTATAAGATTTGAAAGGAAGGAGGTAAATGATGGCAAAGGTCGTTCGCATCGGGGATAGTCAGTATAAGAAATTGAAGGGAATGGCAGACTCTTATGGGGTCCCAATGTCAAACATGCTGGATATATTGATGGACAGGATAAAGGGAATTTCATACACCGTCAAGCCGGCAGAATTAGATGTCAGTATTGTTATCGACGAGGGTTTCAAACAGATGGTGGAACAATACCCGACAGTAGCACAGGTTGAAAAACAAGAAGGGAAGAAACGAAATGGAAATAAAGCAAAATGAATTAGCAGTACGGTTTGAAAAGACTAAAACTTTACTGCGATCGAGTAATAGTATTGAGCGGTTTGCAGAAGCACTGGGCAATGATCGCATTGCTCGCGCCTATGTTGGCAGCGTATTGTTGGCAGTCAGCCAGAATGATCGGTTGATGGCGTGTACACCAGGCAGCATTATTCATTCAGCATTACGGGCAGCCGGATTGCAATTGAGTGTAGATCCTTCACTGGGTCATGCTTACCTTGTACCATACAAAGACACCTGCACTTTCATTACCGGATATAAGGGATATAAAAATCTGGCATTGCGCACAGGTCGTTATCGTATCATCAATGTGGCCGAAGTGTACGAAGGTCAGGAAGTAGTTGAAGATCAACTCAAAGGCATCCATACCATCAAGGGATTACCAAGTTATGAAAAAGGTAAGTGGGTTCCAATTGGTTATATGTTGTACTTTGAATTGAAAGATGGATACTCCAAAACTTTCTACATGACGGTCGAGGAATTGAAAGCACACGGCGAGCGGTATTCAAAAACATGGTCCAGATCAGACAGTCTTTGGCACACCAACCCGAAGGCAATGTATGAAAAGACTGTGACCAGACTGGGTTTGAATAAGCACGGGTATTTCAATCCAACCGATATGTTAGGTCTGGCAGAAACGATGGAAGAAGAATCTCTGGAAGAAGCCGAAGCCATTGAAGGTGAGTGGATGGAGCAGGCAGAGCAGGAGCAGGCAGAAAAGAAAGCAGAACTGGCAGAGAAAACCACAGATGAATTGAATGCGATGTTGGGGTTTGAAGATGAGCCGGGCACCAGTAAGAAGCCTGCACCTGCCAAAAAGAAAGTGGAAGTATCCATTCCAAAACAAAGCATGAAGGATTATGAGATTCCTGCCAGTTTCAAGAGCAAACAGGCCGGCAAAATCTATGGCGATATGAGTATTGAAGAACTCCAGGCAGAGATTATGACATTGACACAGTACGAACCAAAAAACCAGGAAGAAAAAGTACAGGCCAATGATCGTATTCAGGCAGCCAAACAACTGATCAAGTATATTGAAGCTAATCCAATTTAGGGAGAAATGAAATGAAAACTGAAACAAAGGCAGCGATGCGTAATTTCGCGGTCATTCGTGATGTGATCGCAGAAACAGAAACCAAGATGAAAGAAATGGTTGAAGCAGTAAAACAAACAGATGATTACCAGGCAATGGAAAACTGGCTGGAGATCAACAAGCAGTCATTGAAAGAATTGGATGCAGGAATAAGGGAAGTTGCGATCCAGGAATTTGAATCGACTGGCAACAAGAAACCCTGGGATGGTGTAGGGATCAAAGAAATGACCAAGTATTCTTACGAATTGGCAGACGCGATCAAGTGGGCAAAAGAGAATGCGTCAATGGTTGTGTATGAAACAGTGGATAAGAAAAAATTTGAAAAAATCCTATCCGTAACCGAACCAAAAACCTTACCAAAAACCATCAAAGTATACAAAGAAACGACCGCAACCATCGCCAGCGATCTGTCAATGTACCTGGAGGATGAAGATGAATCCTGATGAACCGACCAGGCGAAAGAACTGGATGATCATAGGCGCATGGGAATATTATCGCGATTGCCCGTACTGTGATGGTACGGGCATCAACGAAGAAACCAAAGCGAAATGCAGCATGTGCGATGGTGACGGACAGATGTGGTTATTGGAGTGTGACGAATGAAACAGCGAATAGATCCAAATATTTATTGTGTCATGTTGGGAGCGAATAAGAAGGATGAAAAAGGCAGACCACTATTCTCAGCATCGCGCATGGAATATGTTGTCGAGAATAAGACCAAAGCCTTACAGGTGTACGCAGATTATTGCAGGAAGCTGGATCAATTCAAGGACGATGAATGGACCAGCGGTATTGCGAAATTGTTCCACCCGGTTATATTGCCGGGTGGATATTACACCACGTACAGCAACGAAGAAAATATTTGCGAGTACAGATTTGGATACCAGGAAACAGAACAAAAGGAGTCAAATGATGAGATCGCAGTTATCAAAAAACCAAAAACGTCAGTGCAACGAAGCAATAAAAAGCGCAATTTTTAGCGTTTTATCTGACCACTATGGCATAGATAATGCCATTAGCGCAAATGACTTGAAATCAGTGCTTGATTTTTCGTCTGGTGGCAAATCTATATCGAGTAGAGAAGTGCGAAATTGCATATCAGAATTACGCAAGGATGGAAACCTGATCTGTTCACTGGCTGGATCGTCAAAAAAGTTTGGGAATGTGAGTGGATATTACTTGCCGGCCACGATGGATGAATACCTGGCATACAGAAGTTTCCATGTGTCATACGCAACAGATATTTTTGAAACAATCAGGGCGATGGACAGACAAGCAAAGGCGATATTTATCCTGGACTATCAACCAAGATTGTTTGCAGATGTGCCGGAGTAAATTAGTTGACAAGTGGAAATGATTCTGTATAATCAAAGTGTCGAGGGAGTACAGAAAGATTGTAGACAAACAGCCACTTTTCAACCTGTATCCCTCGACAAGATACAATCCCGTTGAAAGTGGCTGTTTGTTTATCAGGAGGAAAAATTATGAGCGAAGAAATAAAAACTATTCAAGAAATGGAAAATGATCCAAGTTTTTGGGCAGCCGTATTTAATTTTGGTAGAAAAAAAATTGATGAATCAATAATACAAGCAAATTGGCGAAGCGTTTATCTTAATTACATAAGCAGTAATCCCTGGAAAGAAAAATGTAAAATGATAAAAAAAACCAGGGGAAATAAGTGCCAGATTTGTGGATCTGAAAAGGATTTGCAAATCCACCATAACACATACGAGCGATTAGGATGTGAGGACGATAATGATTTAGTTTTACTTTGTAAGCCTTGCCATTTTTTATTTCATGGGAGGGAACATGTCATATTTTAGGCAAATACATACATCAATTTGGAAAGATGGTGACTTTTTAGAATTAACAGCCAGTGAAAAATTATTGTTTATCTATTTCTTCTCAAACGAAAGCACAACTTTATCTGGAGTGTACGAAATTTCTTTGAGGGTTGTGTCCTTTGAAACAAAACTATCGCTATCTGTGATAAGAAAATATCTTGAAAAGTTTGAACAACTTCAAAAGATTTATTATCGGGACGGATGGGTGTTCGTTGTAAACTTTCAAAAATACAATCGTGGCGGTGACACAGTAAAGACCGCGATCAGAAACGAAGTTGATAATATACCAGATAGTGAGATAAAAAAAATATATATGGGCTATTATCATCCAAATATACCCTATACATACCCTATCATAAGTAGAGTAGAGGAAAGTAGAGTAGAGAATAGCAGAGAAGAAGGCAAAAATCCTGCTGCTGCACCATTGGATAATCTTTCAGAATTGGAAGTTTGGATTGGAGTAACTGGCATGACAGCATACCCCAGTAAAGCCAGGGACGAAGCACCATATTTGATCAGGTCATTGGTTTCGCAACACAAGGATAAAACAATCGAGCATTGCAAACCTTATTACCAGGAATGGTTGAAACGTAATTACAGTAAGACTAATCATGGATGGTTGGACTGGGCATTAGCTGGACAAATCCCATCAAGAAAAAATGGGAATGGCAAGTTTACGAATTACGATAAGCCAACAGCCACGCCGGAAGAAATTCAAAAAGCATTGAAGGGAGAGTAGATGAACGTAATAAAGATTGTTGTAGATAAAGTACCAAAGACCTGTCACGATTGCCATTTGCAACATCAAGAATCTTATGGCGATGCAAATTCAAAACAAGATGAATTTTATGTGTGCGAAGTAATGGAACAAATAATAGATGATAGGTTATTCAAACCAGATTGGTGTCCCCTTGTTGTTGAGGATGGCGAAGTGTGTGAGTGGAAAGGCGTAAGATATAAACCTCCTGGTTTGCCAGTGTATTACGCTTATTACCCTCCGCATGATGTGTCGTATCGTGTTTCAACATATCGAGGAGAAGAGTATCTCTTTTGTCCTGATTGTGGCAAGCGTATCAAGTATGTGGAGGTGGAGTGATGAGTGAAAAGTTGAAACCGCCACAAAAAATATATTTGCAAGATTATTGTGAAGATTATTTATCAGATGGCAACACAACTTGGTGT